CAACCAGTTATACAATAACAGTTACGACATTAGAGACATATCCCGCATGAGTGCCTTCATAAAATCTGAAAAATATAATGACGAATCGAAATCCCCCCGTTTTATAATGGGCCGGGACCCTAAGTTCAATTTATTGTACGGTCTTTTCACAACACCCATGGAACATGCGTTCACACACCTTCCTCAAGTCGCCAAGGGCAAAAATTTCTTGGAACGCGGACAAATGTTCGCCGATTTGTTGGGTGGATGGTTTTTAGAAAACGATTTTTCGAAGTTTGAAGGCTCTCAAAGGCTTGATGTTTTAGTAATCGAAAAATGGTTGTTTAGAGAACTGTTGACCCCCGACGAATATGAAAAATACAGGATGTGTTGGCATGAAAAGATGTTAAAGCGAGGTTACACCCAAAAAGGTATAAAGTTCAAATTCCAGGCGTGCAGGGGATCAGGTGACATGGACACTGGTTTAGGAAACACCCTATTAAACTATGTTTCTATGAAATATTTCCTGATTAAAAACGGTGTACCATCGGACAAATTTATGGTCGACGGAGATGACGGTGTTGCTAGCATTCCATCAAGCAACAAACAATACGTCAACTACTTCGCCGACTTCGGATTCGATGCAAAACTGCTGATCAAAAAGGACTACCACGATGTGGAGTTCTGTTCCTCAAACTTCATACAAATCACTCCAGGCAAATTCTACCAAGTGCAGAATTTGACAAAGCTGCTTTCCAACATAGGCACAATACTCAATCCAGAGTTTGTGTATTCAGCTAGTGATTACTATGCTTCGTTAGGTTACATGTATCAAACGTGTTATAAAGGAATACCTATATATGAAGATTTGGGAAGATTCCTAAGGGGATTCGCCGGAGAAAAGCATTACTGCAAGACCGAGTATGCAAACGGCGCTTATGGGATATCAGAAGCATTTAAGCATTCGCGGGGGACCAACTTCCCCGTGGATGCCCACTTGGCGTATGTAGAGATTATGATGGTCTGTAATCTCTCAGCAGTCGAGGTCGAGCACTTGTATAAACAGCTCTCAGCGAAAGTTGAGATACCAGTTGACTATACCAGGGAGCTCAGGACCAAAACGACCAAAACCATCGACGCAAGTCAGATGGTTGATCCGTTCCAACTTGTTGGCAATGCCTTGAGTAAAATCAAGACAAACAAACAAAACAGTTGGGTAATGAATGTGTGAAAACACACAAAACACCACACCAGGGTTATATGGTGTGTCCCGG